ATCACCAACACCTGGCGATTGGCGGTGTTAAAGCCGCCGTCGCCAAAACCCTGCTCACTTTCGTTGACCGTATCGCGCGCCGCCGCTTCCATGTTGGTCAGATTGGCGGAGGTGGCCGAATAGCTCGGCAGCGAATACACCACGTCCGGGTCATAGCCCTGATCGAGCAGATCGGCAGAGGCGACCGCGGTCTGATGATAGGCATAGCCGCAATTCTCGAACGACGTGCAATCGCGCGAGATCCCGACTTCCTCGGGGGGAATGCAGGCGACGCGATGGCGCTTGATATCGCGCTGCACCGAGACGGCCACGTCATGCATTGGGCCCATCGGCGTCATCTTGACCGAATGCGCTATGATCTTGAGGTCGGGATTGGTGGCGATCAGCATGAACGCATCGTCAGGCTGATTATACCATGTAGACTTTTCGTCCTGGGATTCGGTTTCCGTCCATACCTTGATGAACCCGTTTTTCGACAACAACGAGTCCTTGATGAAATCATAGAGAATGCAGAAGCCGGGATTTTGCTGCATGAAGACGTGATTGACGTAATCGGTTTCCTGCTGTGCGGCTTGCACGTCTTCCGGGCCGACCGGTTCGAACCGCACCACGTCATCGCTACTGGCGAAGATTTCCATCAGCGACGGCATCAGGCCTTCGATGGTGTCCATCACGTCGGACGATACCGTTGACGAGCGGCCTTCCGCGCTCGGCATATCGCGCGCCATATCACCGAGGTAATAGCGCATGGCGCGTTCGCGCTCGAATGAGAGCGCGTGCGTTTGCGACGGCCCCATGGATGAATTCTTTTCCGCGTCGAGCAATGAGCGCAGCTCGGACTGGGACATGCGGCGTTGTTGATCGGGTTGTTGTGTTTGATCGACGGTGACGACGGAGAGCGGGTCAATATCAGTATATGACACTATGCAACCCCATACGCCGGCACCTTGATCGGCCGATAGAAGTCGTTCATGTCAGCCGCCTTGGTATCGAACATCATCGCCAGATAACGCATCGCATCGGCGCCATGGCTGGCCCAATCATGCACCGGGCGCGGTCTCAGGGTTTGGAGTTTGTCGTCGTATTCGGCCCGATATAGCTTGAGCGCATCAATGCCACGAGCGCATCTTCGTGCGTCAAACCAGCATCGAGGGATGATGGTTCGCACGGCGTTAATACCGTCTTCAACTCGGTGTTGTGTTGCGATTGAGATGCCGCGGAGCGCAAGGCTTTCCAGTACCTCAATACGAGTCTTGCCTGTTCCCAATTCCCGAGCCTTGGCGTCAAATGGCAGAATATGTCCTGCATAAACGTAGTCCCGTCGGGTAATTTCGCGGACATAGTGGCCGAGATCAACACCTGATGCTTCGTAGTAGTCAATGAGGTGTATTTCTCGCCCCACCATTTGCGCAAACCAGATAGCGGTCGCATCGCTTATCCCCAGGTCCCAAGCTGTGTATACGCGCGTTGCAGGATTGTACGGCACGCCGGTTATGCGTTTATCGGCCTCGGCATCGGCCATTAGGCGCCCATAGTAGGCGCCGACGATTGCCGCCTCGAATGAACACTGGAATTCTTGCTCGTACTGTTCCGGCGTGAGCGATGCCTTGGCGCTTTCGAGTTCGGCATCCCAATCAACACCATTGATGGCGCGATCGGCGCGCATGGTGTCGAGAGTAGAAGTGGCCGGCAACGTCAGATGAAACCAGCTTGGATCGAGCGTACCTAGTTCATTGCGCCCGAGATCGTAGAACCAATTCCGACCGGCCGGTGTGCCGATGAACGTGGCAAAGCCCGCGAAGTCCGACAGGCCAGGGCGTATAACCTCAGGCCATGCACGCGGGTCCTGTTGCGCTGGTTCATCCACCACAATGCCATCATGATACAATCCACGCATCCGATCATAGTTATCAGCGCCATAAAGGCGTATGCGCGCGCCGTTCGGAAGGTCGACATAGAGCTCGCTCTCGTTGGATTTACAGCCGGGAATGACCGCGCTGTAATGCTTGAGATACCCCCAGGCGACATCTTTGGTTTGCACGAATGTCGGGCCGATATAGGCGTAGCGCGGTGGCGGATCGGTGCGCGCGTTAAGCATGGCGCGGCGGATGAGATCGTTGATGGTGCCGACGGTTTTGCCGAACCGGCGATGGGCGACGATCTTAGCGAAGCGCTGGCTGCGGGCGTGGTAGGGCTTGAACTGCGGGCGTGGTTTGTAGGGAATGATGTGGATGCTGGTTTTGAACTGATCGGCCTGTTCGACTTGTTGTAGATCGTCAGGCGTTTCGAGCGTCAGCATTTAATCTGGTTCATCCCCGTCTTTTTCCCATCCCGTCTCGTTTCAAGCATCAGCAATCGGAACATTCCAACTGTCGGAATATTTCAATGGGTCTTCTTTTTGCATCGCTGTTTCGCATTTAAGGCATTGATCGCGTATTTCCGTCAGCCTCCGAATCAAATAATCGCATGCCTCCGCATTCCGGCGCATTACCTTCGGGCCATAATCTTCCAGCGGTGTGACAATCTCGGGATCAATATCAAGTGAAAATACTTCGCGATTCATAAGGGGCGAGCGAGAACCCATCACCATCAACTTGAATCGATAGTATGCTTTTCTGCTCCTACGGGTCATCGCCGTCTTTTTCCCATCTTACGATATGCCTGATTGGTTCATGTTCATCATCGCCGACGATTGCTTGCGGGACTTTGCCCTCGAGTCGGTCGGCCATTTCGCGAATTGCTGATACGTCGCCTTGTTCGGCGGCTTTGGTGAGTGCGCGAGCGATGGTATCGAGCTTTTGCCGATCGTTCTCATAGAGGACTTTGCGCAGCGCATCGCGGAACGGCTTCTCTTTGAAATTGCCGCCGGGATTGCCGCTTTTGCCTTTGGTCCACGTCACTTGATGCTTTGGTCCACGTTACTTGATCTGAATGTCTAACCTGCTAGCGCCCAAGCACATTCCGCGCGGCTTTTGCTCGCCCACGTTTACGTTTGGGCAGTTGCCCACTGAGGATGCCTGTACCGGCATCGGCGGTGTTGAATTCCTTGCCCACCTTTTGCGGCACGCCGCCGTATCCGCCCTTGGTGTGGGCAGCGGCGGCCATCAATCGGGCTTGGGCTTTGGATACGGAGGGCATCAGACGCGTTTCAGGCGTGGGTTGGATTTTTTGGCGGCGGGGGATGCGTGGCGGGAGGCGCTAGCGAGGATGGCCTCGGCGGCTTTTTTGCCGTGGACGTTGCCTTCGCGGGCGATTTTGGCGGCGATTTTGGCGAAGCCTGGGTGCTTTGCGGATTTAGCCATCGAGGAATTCTTTCCTTTTGCCGTTTGCTGCCAATTAGAAGCCCGCATGTGCGTTTTGCTCGTTGGCCGCCATCGGACTAGGCTCGATGCCGTTTGACGCACATGGATGGCATTTATGGCCGTTTGCCGACGGTTCTGCGAGGCATTGAGCGCGGAAGCGAACCGGAGGTCATGCGGAGTGAGGCTCGTTTGTCGCCGAGGGAACAGGCTATCCGCGCCCGAGTAGCTATCCCTAGGGGGCACTAGGGCGTAGTACGCTACATGGGGGAAAATCATGCTCTTGCCCGTCGGGGTAGTCAAGGTTGCGCCCGCACCCAATCCAAAATTTCGCCAATGGCTGGCGCGATGTCGGTGGCGGCTTCGAGCCGCATCAGCATCATTTCGTTGAGCGTCAGCCCGAGCGCTTTTGCATCTCGTTTCAAGCGCCGATGAAAGCTTTTCGGCATCCGCAGTTTCACTTCCACATCGTCACGCATACCCGAATACCCTAGCCAGCGTGTTGAGACATTCCTGCAGTCGGCGCCCCAAGTACGCCATGTCGCGGCCGTTCGAATCGGGGTTCAACCCGCGTGATGCCGCGACTTGGGCGAGGAACAAGCGGCTACCGAGCACGTCGCGGATGAGGCCATCGCCTTGCTCGCCAAGCCGATCACGGCATTTGCGCAGCACGGCGGATGCGTCAGCGATCCTGACGTAGGGATCGGCCAGGTGGCCGCCGCCGTCGACGGGGTCTTTCAGCTCGGCGGATGGCCAGAGTTGCGTGTGTTCGAAGCAGAGTTGCCAGCGCCGACCGCCGTTGAATTGGGCATCATCGATTTGGCGGCGAGCGTGCAGCCGTCCGAGCGGGTCGTCGCGGATGGAGACGGCGACTTGGATGGCTGCGCCGTCGTAGGGGTCGGCTGTGGTTTGCGTGGCGATGACGGCATTGGTGGGCAGGTCGGTGGCGCGGCGGTCGTGCACGGCGAGTGTGGCGCGGGCCAGGGTGATGGCGGAGCGGAGCTTGCGGCGTTTCATGTTGGTGCCCGCCCGCTT